GAAGGTAGATAAACCAAACATTAGGTAGTTAACAGTACAGAAGCAACAGCATCAGCGGAGGAGGCGGCACTAGCTACCACGACTAAAGCGTCTGAAGCAATTAAAACAACCCGATTTCCAGCGATTACCTCTAAGGCTCCACCGACAGGGATCGTAGCTGTTCTAATTAAATAGTAGTTAACAGCAGAGCGTGTGAAGTAAACATCACAAGTAATTGGAGATGTAACCGTATTTGAGACTACCAAACTTGTAACGGCAATCGTTGCCCCGCCAGCTACGGTAGTTAAAGTAGACCCGCTAGTGCTAACGTTTTTGGCTACATAAGAAGTATTTGTATATGGCATGATTAACCCATCATTGTCGCTAAGAATAGAGCTTCACCAGAAGTTGCAAAAGTCGCTGTCTGGAATGTAGGCAATGCCCCAGCCCCGTTAGAAGTAAGAAGTTGCCCAGATGTCCCTACGCTGGCTATGGACTGTAAAGCTCCTGTGGAGGTAGTTCCACCGCAAACTAACGCATAGGCAGTGGCAGTTGCTCTTCCAGTGCCACCAGCCGCTACAGGCAAAGTACCCGCAGTTAGGGTGGTGGTTCCTGTGGAATAAAGAGCGTTATTGGCTGCTGCAAAGGTTGTTAATCCTGTGCCACCATAGGCTGGCTGGATTGTACCGCCTTGCCATGTGCCGCCCGAAACGATTGCAGATCCAAGATTAAACGCATTAGTACCAAAGGTTACGCCTTCAGGGAGGTATGAGTGTAAATCCCATGTACCGCCAACAGTTGCATTATTTGTTAAAAATACTGCCCCAGCACCACCAGAGGGGATTGTGCCAATTGATCCAGTAGCATAATCTTGAATTGTTAGAGTGCCAGTAGCAAGGTTGTTAAATACAAACGCCACTCCAGTCGTTACAGTGGTCGCATCGGGTAGTGTATATGTCTGCCCGCCAGTGCCAACAAGACTTTGTATGTAGCTTGAGGCTGCTGTTAGTGCTGTGGTGCCACCAGCCGCTGTGGTATTTGTATTGGCTTGATTAACTCTGTTAACCGATATGTTCTGATTAGCATCCCTTAAAACTACAGAGTTAGCTCCAGAAGAAGCGGTTACGCCTGTACCGCCATAAGCCACGCCAATCGTAGAACCTTGCCATGTACCAGAGCTAATTGTGCCTAACGCAGAAACATTTCCACTTGCGTCTAAATTGACAGACTGCTCAGAAGGATAGGTAACAAATACCGACTGAGTACCGCTAGAAAAATTAATCTTGGCGGTAGTGCCTAGGCTATTTGATAAAACTGTAGTACGGGCAAGCGTTGGACCTGTAGTTGAATATGTACCAATACCTACTTCCCAATTAGACCCGCCTTGGTCTGCAATGGTGTAAAAGGTAGTATTCCCGTTGCCAATGACGGCAAAGGTTTGATAGCCCGTTACAGCCCCAAGAAGTGTTACTGATCCTGTTCCTGGAGCTGATGCAGTTTCTTGGACTCGATCAGCTAACACCAAAGCCATTTATGGCTCCTTAGCTTGTAGCAGTAGTGCTATAAGTTACGGATACGGTATCGCCAGCAGTCGTAGTTTTAGCGGTTGCAAACGCTCCAGCACTATACAAAGTACCAGAAGTATTACTTTGCGTATTAGACGCTCCAGAACCCGTTACTAAGAAACACCCGCCTACTGTACCGCCACCGCCTGTAATCGTATAGGTAATTGCAGCCGCAGCCGATGTAGTTACGTTAGAGGGGGATAAACCGCTAGAAGTAGCTACTGCAAATACCGCTGTTCCACGCACAGATGAACCACCTACCGTATAGTTGGTAAATTCAGTCCAGCCAGAGTGAGAAGTCATTGTGTCCGCAGCTAAGAATGTTGGGCTGGCACCAGAGATTAAACCTAGATAAGGACCAACAACGCTATAGGAAGAGCCTTTTAACAAGGTATCTAACATTAGCTCTTTTCCGACAGCATTAACTAGATTAGGGAAGTTCTCTTCCCATTTAACATTACCCTCTGAATCACGGCAAACAACGTGGTAATGCCCCGCAATTCCAACAATTTCTGAGTCAGCGACATTAGCCTGTAGGGTTGCTACAGCATGATCGCCAAAGTTTGATAATTCCTTTTGCATGATTACTCCTTAAGAATAGCGGATTAACGCTGTTGTATATGTGTTAGACGGCATCGTAATGGTGAAGCTATTACTACAGGTTTTATTTGCTCCAAAATCCAATACTGCAATTGATCGGTTTGCTTTGGAAACATTGTAAATTAAAGCCCCACGAGCAGTAAAGGATGCTGGACTCCAAACGGCATTACTAAAGTTAATATAAACTGTGCCGTCATATGTATTGATAGTTACGCCAGTCAAAGCAATCCCGCCAGCGGTATATCCTGTTCCAGTAATTTCTCCAGAAGTTGTATATGCGGTCGTGTCTGGACCAATATCAGCAAGAGCGGTATACAGGGCAATATACAAAGTATCCGTGGAAAGGTTTTGAATCCCTTTAAACAGTTCTTCTTTAAACGAAGTGGTTTGGGTTTGAGAAATCACGAGACAGGAATCCTTAATTGACCGCTACGGTATGCGTCTCTACGCTCTAAACCATCACCTAAACGCTTGAGCAGAGATAGGTTTTCGTCATAGCGTTTTTGGTAGACGCCCATAATGTCAGCATCAGACTTCATAAAGGTTCCAGCTTCTAACAAAGAACCGTATATCAGAACGGACTCAAAGTTATCGCCCAACCAAGAAGTACCTGTGGCGTTAGAAATAGAAGAAACTCTAATGGAAAATCCTGATCCTGTACCGCCAATATTACTAGCACTTGTTCCTAAAATATCACCAATAGCATAGTAAGAACCACCATTTTTAATGGTGCAAGAAGTCACTGCATTTCCAGAAACCACAATGTCTACGAGTGCATTAGAACCTGATCCACCAATCAAAGTAACGTTTTCATAGAATCCGTTGGTATATAAAGAACCGCCAACTAAAGTATTTGTACCATTAATAACGCCTTGAACAATGGTTGGTGGGTAATAGTAATAATGCAACTCCATTGTGTAGTTGGCATCTGGGGTTGGACCAAGGATAAAACTTAACTCGTTCTGTTGGGTAAATTGCGGACAAAAAATGGCATAGAACGCTGGTTTACCAGTAGCATTAACGGTTGGGTAGGATTGGCGAATAAAATTAACGTCTTTGTTTAGCAGGTACTCGTACTCATTTGTCACTGGGTCAATTACCGCTAGAGAAAAGGAAGCCAAATAGTCATCAGGAGCCGATAAATATGGGTTTCCAGAGGTAGCAGTTCCAGTAGAGTTTCTACGCAACGAGGGAAGCTGTACGCTGTTATAAATCCGTTGTTCTGCGTTTTGAACGAAAACAGGAATATTGTCTATGAAACCCCCAGTGGAGTCGTCATAGTTCTCAGCGTAGGCTTCTATTGCCTGGAATAACTGTGAATAATTCATCCCATTTTTCCGCTAGACATTCTTCCTTTAGTTGCTGCACCAGCACCACGCATCTCAATCTTGCCGTATTTATTAATGCCTTTACCGCCAGTCTTGTTGATGCCGTCAACTGAGATATTCATAGTAGACATATCTTGAGCGCCAGTCATGCCTTTGGAAGTCAATCCTTTAGCAGAGATTGTCTTGCCCTTCATTGTATGGGCAGGAGCATAAACTTTAGCATCTCCAACTTCTTTGCCCATTACTTTTTTAGAATATTTAGCCATTATCGACCTCTTCCAGCTTTACGCATCATGCCTTGATTTTTAACCTTAGCTAGATTGCGACCCATCTTTTTCATGTCCATCTGGCTCTTACCGCCCATCTTGGGTTTAGCTTTCATACCCAAAACTTTAGGACCACTATCACCTAAATTTGTGCCTTCGGTCTTGCCTTTTTTAGCAATTCCATCTGCGTCTTTTTTAAACATTTTTTGCTCCTAAGTTACAGTTATTGTTACATTACCAACAGCGCTTTGTGCTGCTAAAAAATTTGGCGTTAACCCATCATCTGTTCCACTTGCTCCTCCAACAGGCTGCCAACCCCACTGAAAGATTCTACTACCGCCCTCTGGAAACCCAACACCTTCTTCGGTATTGTCGTTAGTCCCGTTAATCTGTAAACCGCTACTTCCAGATACCTTATAGCTTACATCAGGGCGTGGCTCCCGTACAGCCTGTGGGTCATCAACTGGATATAAACCTAACGACAACTGCGGTTGATCTGGATCCCAACAGCTAGGACAAACCTTAATGTTCTTTATCTGTTGCTTTACAACTAACTTCCGTAGCTCCTTTAACTTATACCGCTGACCACATCGGTCACATTCGGCAATAGCAAATTTGCCACTACTAAATTTATTAGGCATAGAATGTCGTCCTAGGTACGAACCTAGAAGCGGCTTTCTCTCTGTCCTCCGTAGAAGCCAGGAGCCACTGCTCCTCGTATTCTTGCTTTAAAAATTGCACTCGTGCCTGTCCGTCTGGTAGCTTTTGAGCCATATAGAAAGCCAATCCAGCCACCATACAAGGTAATAGGCGAAAGGGAATATC